ATGGGCGAGGGCGCGGTAGCGGGTTACTTTGGTGGGGACGCTGACCCACTCAGCGCTGATGCACTAGGAGACGCTGCTATCGGTGCAGGTGTGGGAGCGTTGTTCCCAGCGGCGGGTAGCGCGATCGGTGCAGGGAAGGACGCGATATCACCTGCATTCTTAAACAGCGCGCAAGAACGCATTGTGGGCGAAGTACTGCAGAATGCTGCAACGAATCCACAAGCTGCCGCTCGTAACCTTGCAGAAAACGCAGAGGTGCTAGTACCCGGCAGTGTGCCTACGACCGCGCAAGTAGCGCGTGATCCAGGGCTTGCTGGTTTCGAGACAGGCGTGCGTGGACTAGATCAAAGCGGCCGCATTGCTCAAAGAATCGGCGAGCAGCAGACCGCACGTGCAGTAGAAATGCAGAGACTTGCAGGTACTGAGGATGACCTAGCTCGATTGCGAGATTATAGGGATATGCAAACGGCGCCAATGCGCGAGCAGGCATTCAATCAAGGCGGCACGATCGACAACCCCGCCGACATTATCGAATCTTTTACTGCGCTCGCTAATCGCCCTGGCATAAAAGGCAGGCGGTCGGTAAGAAAGATTATTGAGCGGTTCCGAGACGATGTAAAAATGCTCGCAAAAGACCCGGATGATCCTGACAACTTGCTGCCGATTGATCCGCGCGACCTTTACGCTGTGAGGCAAGAAATCGGCGACTTGATGTCTGGTCGTTTGGAAACAGATGAGGCTCCCGTTGCAAGGCTTTCAAAGGCGGAGCTTACCGAGTTAAAGCAACTTATAGACGATGAGATCGAGCTCGTTGCGCCAGGCTTTCAAGATTACTTGCAAACCTATGTAGCGAAGAGTAGGCCGGTCAATCGAATGGAGACAGTGCAAGACCTACAGCGCCGAGCGCAGGTCGGTACTGATCTGCAGACCTTGGAGCCTGTGCTGAGCCCGTTCAAAATGCGCAATGCGATCAACGCAAGAAAGCGAGACTTCGATCGATTGCCGCAGTCAAACAAGAAGCGTGTTAACGCAATCATGCGTGACCTTAATCGATCAACGGCCGCGACAGCACCCGGGGTGAAAGTACCAGGCAGCGACACGTTTAAAAACTTATCGATGGCTGCAGCGATCGGGCGCGTCTTCGGTGACAACGCATCAGACTCGGCAATACCGTCTGGTTTGATGTCGCCATTCAGGACGCTTTACGGCATCACCAACTCTGATGAGAAAATGACAGAACTACTGGTGCAAGCTATGCTCGATCCAGAACTGTCAGCGAGATTGTTGAGCAGGGCTACAGAAGAGAATGCGAACAACTTTGTTAGCGCTTTGCGCAGGAGGATGCCTGCATTCTTCTATGGGCAGGGCGCCGCGATGGTTGGGTTGAACGTAGATTAATTACAGCGCAAGAATTACCCCAAATCTACCCCACAAAAAACTAAGTGGTTGATTTACAAGGGGAAAGATGGCGGACCGGACGGGACTCGAACCCAATTTAATGCTTATCTGTGTGTTTATGTGGTAGTTAAGTTATTGATTTTATTGGTTATGTGTTTGTGTGGTTTTTTAAGCTACCCCAAAACCTACCCCATTTGCTTGCTCTGAGCACTGGGGCTAGAGCCCTCTAGAACGCTTAAGTTCTCGGTTGAATACTCCTCGATGAACTCCGAATAGACGTTCAAAAACATCTGCACAGAATGACCTAGCTCTCTCGCCGCCAGGGCGGGAGAGGCGTTCTGGCTAAGCAATTCAGCGGCCCTTGTGTGGCGTAGGCAGTAAGGGATTCGATACGGCACGCGCGCTTTGTTATGTGCCTTTTTCCAAGCTTTATTAAAAACATCGGTGTCGCAATGAAACGTGCCGATCGAGTTTAGAAAGATGTGACTTTGCTTAAAGCGGGTCGAATGATTGTCGATGATCGGTCGCACCCAGGCGGGCACATAAACTCGCCGCCGAACAGATGTCTTTGTGTCCGATTGTATTCGACGCCTAACAATCTGTTTTGAGATGTTGAGTCGTTCGCCGTCATAGTCTGACCATTCGAGCGCGAGCGCCTCTCCAGGTCGGAGCCCGGTTGCTCTGAGCAGCGAGAAATAAACCAGCGACTCGCCATCAAGAAATTTCATGACAGCTTCAAGTTCTGCCGGCCGATAACGCTCGATTGGTTTTTTCTGTTGCTTGCGAAAGCGAATGTTTGCGCAGGGGTTGGGCGTCACATCCGCATGCCGCAAGATACCCGACAGAACTATCAACGCATTACGCTTTGTCTTCGATGATATGTCTTTTTGATTGATCAGTGTTTTGATCATGTTTGGCGTGATGCTATCGACCGCAAACGATTCCCAAACTTGCCAATGCTTATGATAGAGCGCCTTGTAGCTCATCAAGGTCGAGCGCTTAACATCTAGGGACTCAAACCAATCGACCGCAGCATTACGAATTAGTTTGCCTGCATTCTCTTCAATCGGTAGCCCTACTTGAAGTCGCGACAGCAGCCATTCGCGGCGCTTGATTGCGCGCTTGATAAGAGTGGCGTTTACTGGACCTGCAATAGTTTCCTTGTAGCGCTGGCCTTTCCACGAGAAGTAGATGCGTAGGCCGGAGCCTCTTTCTTCGACGCCCTCTGCGATTCGAGCCATTCGCCTACCTCCGCCAGATAATAGATCGTGGTTTTTCCTATCACAGTGTAATGCAAACCTCGCTCAAAATGTCTATCCGTCCAGCCGCGAACGGTGTCCTCGCTAATCCCGATCATCCTCGCTAGCTTTTCTCTCGATACAGTATTTAGCTCCACAGGATCACTCCCGTAGTTACCAAGCAGAACGCCAAGAACAGCAAGTGAAGCGGAAAAGGTTCTGGGTTATCGCCCCAGCGGCGGCGTCTCATAAATCGCATGTGCCGTCCTCGCAAGTTGCTTTCGCCAGGTGCGCGCTTAGCTTTGGGTCTTCGACTTCTTCGCTTAGTACAACGTCGCGCTCATCGCTAAATGGTTTGAACTGATGCTCGGTACGAAACTGCTCCTCCTCGCACTCAGGCTCAGCTTCGAGTTCCATCTGAATCGCGATCTCGGCGTAGTGAATAATCTTGCGTAGGTCTTCGACGTTAGGCCGAGCAACGCCGTGCCTCTTAATCGTCTTGTATCGACAGGCGTACTTGATGATGTTGCTCGCAATCGCCGACAGGCCATTCGCCTCGCAGAACACGATTGGCTGAATCTTGAAGCCCTTCTTGTAATGGTCGCCCCCAACTTGTCTGTCCAATGCGCTCATCTGCTTGCTCCTCTATTGTGTAATCGGTTCGCCAGGCTTTGCCCAACCACGCTTGCGCGCCACGCGCCTGGAACATCTCTACGTCATTGATCTTGTGCTTCACGCGACAAGACCGGCACACGCCGGTTGTGCGGCGAACGACTTGCCCGCACAAACAGCGCTGGTAATACAGCTTGTTAAATTCCTCAGTACTCACCCAAGCTGTCCTTAAAGTGTCCGCATTCATTTTTCTTCACCGTAAATTCGACCGGCGGCACGCTCTGATAAACGGCGCACCAGTCGATGATCATCTCGTCGCAGTAGTAGCAGGACGGGTAATCGTGCATGCGCCTAATGGGGATCTTGTTGCGGAAGTCGTCCTTCTTCTTGGTACGCTTTTGCAAGTAGCACCCCCAGCATGTCTTGGTTGAGTTTTAGTCGCTCACTGATCTCGCGCATGAGCTCAATAATCTCTTCGACATCCTGCTCTTCTAACTCGATCACCATCTTTCTCACCCCACAATCTCCGCTTGGAATTCTTTCTTCAGCGTGTCCACAATCGGATCGCCAAGAACACTCACGTCAATCACCTTGGCCATCTCTTTCGACGTGAAGCCGCCTTCGCCATTCACAAACTCAGCCCCGGTCGATTTGTTGCGATAGCGCACAGCGTCATCGTCACCATCGATACAGTCGGCCCAGTTAGTTAGCAGCGCAGGGATGAACAGGTGCTGATCGCAGCCCAGTCGCTGGTCTTCTTGGT